ATGACACCCGAAGAAGAAAGCAACCGAATCAAACTTCTTGAAGATTATATTTATCGTCTTGAACAAGAAGTCTCGGACATGACCAAAGAGGTCATGATGTGGCGACACAAACATGACCCGACAGTTAAGTTAGTTGAAGAAGATGACCCCTTCTAAAAAGCCGTTATCACATTCGGTAACGATTACAGGCAGACCAGTCCCTAAAGGCAGACCTAGGTTGGGTCGGCGTGGGCGTGTGTTCACACCCGAAAAAACTTTAATTGCTGAAGCGGAAATCCGTGACGCATGGGATGGTCCTATCTTTGAAGGACAAGTCTCGCTAACTGTTTTGTTCAACGACAAAGAAACCGTAGTTACGGTTGCGGAGTTTAACGGACAGAAATCTAAGTTACGAGGTGACTTAGATAATTATATTAAAACACTCATGGACGGTTTAAATGGCGTTGCATGGGCAGACGATAAGCAGGTGCATTACATTGAATCAACGAAGGAATAATCATGGGTCGCAGTATTCGTCCAACAAAGCGAAGAAAACTAAGGGCTTGTCGTCCAAGGTCGCCTTATACAAGTTCACATCCAAGACCAGTCAAAATAACATATATGGAGGGTTATGGACCCGAAGGAAAAATACAGAAAAAAGAGGAGTGACCGATGGGGAAGTTCTCTGATTATGATTTACCTGCGAAAAAGTTTAACTTCCATGAAGACCTTAAGTTCGGTAAAAAAGGTGAGAAACTCGTTGACGATTTTCTCACTGCAATGGAAGCGGGTTCTTTTGAAGTTAAAACAGACCGCTACCGCAACGGTAAAATGGTTCTTGAAATGGAACAAAACCCAAGGCGTAGGCAAGACGAAGACGGCAAAGCCGTATGGGAACCATCGGGATTAAATGTAACCAAAGCAGCATGGTGGGTGTATGTTTACACCCTAGATGGTGACCAAGGAGCATTCGTTATCGTATCTACGAAACGAATCAAACGATACCTAAAAGCAAACAAAGATATTTATAATCGTAAGACTATGTCTAACTTTGCATGGTCTAGTTCAAACCCATCCCGTGGTTTCCTACTGTTACCCGAACAAGTCAACGACTTGATGACAAACCCTGATTATGATGCAGTACGAACCGTCAAGTAAACTAGGACAAACAGAGACAGAACTGTTGATGATGCCGTTCATGTATCTATCCGCAGGCGACTTAGACCCCGACTGGGATATACTAGACGCAGTATCAGAGTGTGTGTCCATGCTAGACGAGAAAGAACAAACCATAATCTATGGTTTGTTTTACGACAGGCTTACATACGAAGAACTAAAAACAGTTGTAGGTGTAAAAGCAAAGTCGCACGCATGGACAAAAACGCAAACAGCATTGAAAAATTTAAAAACAATTATGGAGCAACATCCAATGTTGCGCCATCTAGGAGAAACAAATGAAAAAGACAGACCTAGTAGCACTGAAGAAGTTGCTGGCTGAACTAAAAAAGGAAGCGACACATATGGGACTACCAATGGCTAGAATCAGAGATGTAGATGACCTACAGAAAACTATTGAACTGGTGGAGAAAAATCGTGGATAACAACGAAAAAAAGGGACGGGCATATTACTGGACCAAAGGACGGACAGATTATGAATCCGAAATCAGCAAAATGGCAAAACATTATGACTCTTTAAACAAAGCCAAGTGGGGAGAACCTGTTTGGGAACAGGTCGCACACGAAATGGCGTGGGTAATCGGACTACTAGAAGACGACCCAACATCACCTAAAAACTGGAAAAAGGTTTTTCGTGTGTTACGCACCTACGAGAATTTGTGCAGGGACAGCAAATGAGTTTTGACCCTGAAGACATGGCAGAAATTAGCGAATCATTCGCAAAAATAACAGACTCTTTTGAAGGTTACTGTGTAGAATTCCATGTTACCAAACATGGTGCAAAGAACATGGTAGAAGAATGGAAACAAGCAATGGACGGTGACCAAGACAGCCTGTTTAAATGCATGGAAAACTACACTTATATTGTAAGTGAAATTATGGAAGCCCTAAGGTTGGACTAAGCAGGAACCCTGTCGGTAACAGGAGTCTTGTTTCCCCACGATGACTTTGTGGTTTCAATGTGCAACCACTTAGCCCACGCCTGACCCATGCCATGACCATTCGGCTTTGACTTGTGCCAGCCCCTAGACGGTGTCCAAGTACAACAGCCAACATAATCAACAATCATTTGGATGCCCAACTCTTTTGAGTTGGCAACCATCCACTTCATGCTAGTAAGACACACAGCCCTAGTAGGGTAACGCCAGTCAACAGCAGCACCAAAGTAATGCGATGACGGAGAACCGCCACCACGCACCTCACGCTTGTTAACAATTCCAACACTAGTGCCACCATAACGCTTAATGAGATGGTCCTTCAACGCCACAATGTTAGGACTTGCATGACCTCCGAAACGAACCTTGTCTAGTTTCGTAGCCTTCTGCCAATTATAATAATCAGTCTTATTGACGCTCATTTGTTTTTCTCTATCTTTCCTTTTTGGGCTAAGCCTTTTAATTCCTCAGCAAATCTAAACTGACGGCTAATTGCCTCTCCACGCTGTTGACCTTCCCCGATGCTTCTCATTGGAAGACCAAAGAATGTAGCCAAACTGCTAAGTTGGCGTTCCTCGTAGGTTGGCTTACCACCAATAGCACCACCCGATATACGCTGTGCAGTACCAATGGTTGGCAACAGGTTTCCTAGGGCGTAGTTAAACTTAGGGTTAATTTCCAGTTCGCCTTCAGCACCCATACGACCCACTGCGTCAATGCCTAGATTGTCTGCGAGCCAAGCAACAGCCTTGTCAAGACCCTTAGCCTTGTCATACTTACCAGTAAACGGTTGACCAGTAGCAGACTGCTTATCAAACGAAAGTTCAATAGGAAGTTTAACCAACGGGTTAGCCTGACCAAGAAGACGAAGAGGGTCAACCAAGCCTTCGGCTGTTGACCTTAATCTAAGTTGAGGCAAATCAGGACTGAAAATATTATTGCCACCCAAGAAACCCATAGGTCTAGACTCGGACAACCAAGCAGGCAAAAGAATCTCAGACGAAACAGGGTTTGACTCTTGAATACGATTATAAGCCTGATAATACTGTGGGTGAATCATCTGTTCAACCAACTGCAAAGGCAAGTTTTTCGTTGTCCACACCCAGAAAGGAATGAAGTTCTTCATCATTTCATCTGTTGCAGAAAGGTCAGTATAATCAAAGTGGTAGCGTGAAATACGATATACAGCCTCATCATATCCATAACCTTTTCGCATACTGTCCAAAGCCATAGGGAAGCGAACCGAGTTTTCAACAAACTCGTTCGCCCTGCCCAACAGTTGAGTAGCCTTGTTGTTCACAATACGCTCACCCCAAGTACCAGCAAGAGCAGGAGAAATAAAGTCAGACTGAATACCACGCCCCGTAGCCATAACAGAGCGCATAGCAGTCTCATAAACCTCACGGTCAGCAACATCGGTAATACCCAAAACATCCAGCCACTTACTAGGACCATGCTTATGATAAGCAATCATAGCCTTAGTGCCATCCATAATAGCCTTGTTATCAACACCAGCAATCTTGTTCATAAAAGCAGCAGAATATGCGTTACGGACAACGAAACCAGGAGTCATAGTCGCATAAATCTTAAAGATTTGGTTATAACGCTTATACGCTTGGAACCAAGTATTGCTCGTAGCCGCCTTACGCAACTGCTCAATGTTCGGCTTTAAAATGTCAGACATTTCCTTAGGAACCTGAATACCCAAAGATTCAATAGCAGTCCAGCCATCAAGAATATCATCAGCCAACCCAGCAAACTTAGCAGCATCAATATCCCTAAGAGAATTAGGAATCAACACACCATCATATAAAGCCAACTTAGCCTCGTCAGCAGACAACTGAACAGCAACACGCTCCCAAGCATCCTTAACACCAGTGCCCTCAAGTCTAGCAATGTTATTGATACGGTCAGTTACACGGTTAGTCCAAATACGAGAGTATGTCCCTGCATCCCCAGCAGGAGGATTAGTCTGAATAGCAATCGTTAATGCTTCAACTTCGGAACGCAAAGCATCTCCAGTGCTTGCGTTCCATCGTTCAATGACACGCTTTTGGTCAACCAAAGTTTGCAAACGCTGTTCATGATACGCAATGTCACGCTGAATAGGAGCCAAAGTTCTATCGGTAGAACGAAGAAGTTTATCCTCCATAGCCATCAACTTATTATGAAGTTTAACCTCAGACTTGTTAAGAATCCGTTGTGCTTCATCAACAGTAACCTTGACTTTTTTACCGCTACCATCAACAATATCAATCAAACCTGATTCTTCATATTGTTTCCAAGCCTTCTCAGCCGCTTTAACACGGCGAGAACCAGCAGACTTCATACCGCCAATCTTGCCAGAAACAGACATAGTTTCAGCCCTAAGTGCCTCGTTAGTAGCCTGCCTACTAGTTAATTCTTGAACCGTTTCTTCAAGTTTACTTTGCCTACCCGCAGCCTCAAATGCAGCAGTATGATAATCAGAGTTTATAACTGCCTGCATCAATTCGTTTTCTTCGTTTGCTGTAAACATAACAGGAGAACCTTGACCATCAATCATGTCATCCGTAAGCGTCTTCATGCCCCACTCGTCAGCATAGTTGTATGGTTCAGGCATAATAACTGAATACACACCCTCAGCCATTGGATTATCAAAACCATGAACTACTTGGCTAGGAACAAGAAGGTTGCGGAAATCAGGAAGGTCATCGCCACCCAAAACAAAACGCTTGTTCACAACCTCATTAACAGAAGACATCAAAAAGTCATTATACATTTGCTTGGCAGCCAACTCAGCATTAAACGGGTCTAAAGAAAAAGACAGCGCATAAAACTTTTCGTTCAAAGCCCTAAAGACATCAACAAGAACATCTTCGGGAACAACCCCTTCAGGAAAAGTCATGTTTCCAAGTTGAACAATATATTCAACAAGGTCAGCCGCTTCAGGGAACGCTTCTCTAAATCCTGATTCAATGAATCCATTATTCATTAAATCATCAAGAGCCATCCTGATGCCGTCTTCAAAGTCTGCACCAGCACGGCTCACAGCATACATTACAGCATCAACAGAACCATCTTGTGGATGCCAAAACATTGTCCACCACTCAGGATTACGCAAGTCAGCCATTTCCGATGTTGGAATAGCATGGACAGCAACAGAGTTTGGGTCTGATAACTGCGCCTGACGCAACATAGCAATTTCATCAACACTCATGTCAGGACCATAACCACCAGTAACTGGTTGCGTGTCTGCAACACGCAACGGCATTTCGGCATTAGGGTCAAACTCTCTAGGGCTAAGGTTATCAAAACTTGTATAAAGCAAACCATCCTCAGCATAATCAGCAGTCATCTTAACATCAGACAAAATTTGGAAACCAGCAATCTGCTCGCTTAACGCTTCTTCAATATCCAACAAATCATTTAACTCGTCAGCGTCAACAGGAGGATTATCTTTCAACTGTGCCTGAAGAGCCTTCAAACGCTTAGTAGCCTCACGCAAATCAGTAGGGTCATTAATACCCATCTGACGAGTAATAGCATCATAAAGTTTGCTAGCAGTATTAGGAATACGCTTAGCATCAGGACGCATCTTCAAAAAGATATCCTTCAACATATTATAAGCAGCCAACTCATCAAGACGACCAGCCTCAATAGCGGCACGCATAACCTGAACCTGTTCAATCAAAGCAGAATGAATCTCAACAAACGCACCACGCTCAGCCTGACCCTTAACAGAAGCATTAATCAAAGCATTGTTAAGTTTAACTTCCAACTCGTTTAACTTCTTAGTTGTCGCAGCAATTTCTGTGTCCAACAAAAAGGCTTTAGAATCCTTTTCATCAAGAATTTTCCGAGCAGTTTTCAAAACTGCCTCGGCTTTTTCATTAGCCAAATTACGAGTCTTCATAACCTTCGTTACTAAGCGTTGACGAACAGCCATCAAACCAGTATGTGCAGTAGTTAAAGTAGCCAACAAAGCAGCATCTGGAACAACCTTCTTGTTTATAATCTGTGCAACATCGCCACCATAATCCAACAGACGGCGAACATAGGCTTCACGCCCACGGGCTGCAGCCATGCTATAAGCATAAGAATCTGCAATAGCAAAAATATCTGTTTCAAAAAAGTCAAACGACTCGCCAGTTTTACGGCGAAAAATTTCATTAACTTTATCAATGACCGTAGGGAAATTGTCGTCAAGGACAACATCTTCACCCATAAACTTAGAATAAGTAATGCTTCCATCAGGCATAACCGCAGGAGACCCAATGGTACGATGCATAGCAGCACCAGTGTTTTGTCCTAGTTCAACAGATGACAAATCAGCATCTTTAAAGTAACCAGCATATTTTGCACTTTGACCCTTAGGTCCATAAGCAAAACGGAAAGCCTTGTCTGTCATTTTGTGGTGAAGATAATCATCCACAAAACCAATCTCTTTCATATTCGCACCAAATTCATCATTGAATTTAATGCGAATATTGTTTACACCCTGACGAACTTCATCCTGCCACACTTTATAGCGTGTAGCAAACTCTTTCAACTGTGTATCAGTAGACCTAGCGAACGCTTCTGGAGATTCAACAAGTTTATAAACCTCTTTGCCAACACCAGCCTCACGAATCTCTTTAAGCAAATCTTTAATTCCAGCAACATTTTTACGGTACGCTTCAGCCTTAAAACCTTTAGCCCATTTAGCAGAAGTGTACTTAGCAATCTCTTCAATAACTGGTTGGTCCGCAAGACCTTGACCTGTACCATAACCAAGAGTTTTAAGACCAAGACGACTAGCAGCAGTGTATGTTCCTGTTTTGCCAGTCTTTGTACCAATCTTGCGTGCTGCTTCACCAGCAAGCAAACGAGTCTGTGTTAAAACACCACTCTTGCCAGACAAAGCAGTATGAAAAATATCGGTCTTGGGAATCATGACGATGTTTTCTGCTTTTTCACTAAAAGGGTTTAAACCCCTTCTAAAACGAAGACCATATTCTATGCCTTCAGCAACACGCACATCCTTGGGAATTGCGGCAGCACCATAGGTTCCAATGTCATCTATTTTTCCTACAAGTTGAGGATACTTACTGAGCATCTCTTCCGTACCGAACTTGACTGCAAGTTCGGTACGACCAGCAAAACCAAAATAACGAACATTTCCAATACCAATACGGTTAATTGGGTCTGTAATAAGGTCTGCACCAAAGTCAACAGTCCAGTCAATAAACGCATTTCCCGTTTGCGGTGCTAAACGGAAATCTTTATCTTTTGCTTGAGAAACAAAATCTTTAAAAGAAGGTTCAGGTCCAGTGTATTGACGAACTGTTTTACCAGTTGTTTCGTCTTGTTTATAAACAGTATTTGGTGCAGGCATATTGCGAGCAGCACCCATAACCGTACCAGTAGGCGTGGACAAACCACTCGTAAGGAACTGACCTTTTTTAGCAGCCTGAATACCTTCCAAAACACCAGATTGAATACCACGCCCAACCGTTGCAGAAGTACTTAAAATGTCACCACCAACATAAGCAATAGGGTTGCTAAGAAGGCTTTTAAACTCCGAACCAATTTGACTAAGAATACCAGGCTTAGGACTTTCAACCATTCCCTTGGTATAAATGTCTTCCAACCTTTTACGGTAACGATTCTTTTCTTTTTCACTCATCGTAGTGCTACGAGAAATTCTAGCCAAAGCAGCACGATAAGACTTGTCCAATGCTTGCTTCTCTTGGCGTACAGTGGACTTGAGTTTGTCACTGCCACCACCAGCATTAACATAACCCGCAAGGGTTAGGTTATTAATTTCATCCATTAAGGAAGGCGTATTTGACTCTTCAAACGGGTTAATACCAGCAGGACCAATGGTCGTGCTGGTTGTTGTATCTGTATTGTTCTTCTTGCTAAAAGGAGATTTTGAAACAGCCATTATTGTCCAGTAACTTGACGCTTAAGCAAATCTTGAATTGCATAATTTTGATAATTTTTTCCAACTTTTTTCTTTACAATCCCAGTTAGTTGCGGGGACAAAGAATCAATGCGGCTAACATCTAAACCTTTTCCTTGAGCAAACTTTTTAAATGCCGCAACCTGTTGTGTTGCATAATCGTCAGCACTTTTAGGAATAGAACCTACACCAACAATTCCAGTTGATTCAGTCAAATAATCATCTCGTGTTTGAGTTCTATAATTAGGTCCACCACGCCGAAAACCAGCAGTGCCAGGAACATTGTTATCTTCAGGAGTAATTCCTCGTTCCTTCTGACCAGCCTTATACGCTTTATACTGAATGCGTACACGCCTCTGTTCCGAATCACGAAATTCTGTATAGTCCGTATCAAAAGTTGCTATAGCGTCATCAAATTCACCTTCAGTAATTCCATACTGAGCAATCATGTCATCTTTGTTGTCAGTTAAATATTGCTTTGTGGCGTTAAAGGTTGTTGTGTCAATTCCACGCTGTTTTATTTTCTTCCAAAAATCCATACCAAACTTAGCAACCTTTGGTGGAGCCAAAGCCCACTTAGACTCAACAGCATTCTGGGCATAGGTAGGGTCATAATTATAATCCCTATAGAACCTGCCATAACGAGTTACTTTTTTTGCAGCATTTTTTTTGATTTTTTCAACAAGTTCAGGGTTTGCTACAAGGACACGAATAATCTGACCAGTAGGAACATCCGCATTTGTTAATGCCGTAGTGTCGCCATTAGTCAAGTTTAAAACTTCAAAAACTTGCGAATCGCTTAAATTAGCCATAATAAACCCCTATATATAACAAAAATGTTCTACGATGCAAGCGTATTTGCAGCGTTAGACTGACCAGTCATCAACGCCTGAATACCAGCCTGAATCAGTTGCTGACGAATAGCCTCAGCCTGAGCCGTAGACTGATTCTGCATTGCAGCAGTGTTTTGTGTTACACCAAGACGGGCTGCAGCCTGCCCACCTGTCCCAGCATTACGCAAAGCATCAAAATATCCTTGGTCAGCCGTTTGAAGAGACTGTGCCCCAGTGGTCATCAACTGTGTAAGGAACCTGTTGAATTCAGTGTCCTGTGCTTGTTGCTGCTGGGCTTGCTGCCCAGTAGCACCATATGCTTGAAGACTTGCCAAAAGACCCTGTTGTTGAGGTGCTAACTGAGCAAATGCGGCATTGCTGTAAGCAGTTGGCTTAATCAGATTTTCAAGGTATGTTTTAGTTGCAGCATCAATTGCAGTGTTTGCTTGTTCTGCTTGTGTTTTATAAAAACCCTGTGATGCTGCTTGGGCATCATTAAAAGCAGATTGTGCCAAAGCGTTATATTGTGTTTGTGCTTTCTTACCAGCCTGTGTTTGGATTTTTGCGCTAGCCTTTTTCTGTGCTGTGCTAGGACCGCTAGTCTTCTTGCCACTACTGCCAATTCCCAAAGCACTTAACGCAGATGACTGCGCTGATGTTAAAGTATTCCCTGCGCTCCAATCAGTAAAAGCCTGAACCAACGGGTCAACTGGTGTCGCAGGAGTAGTTGGAGTAGTTGAATTTGCTGGGACAGTAGTTGTGGGTGCATTTCTAGGAACAGTAGTTGTAGGAGATGCTGGAGCCGTTGTTGTTGTTGTACGAGGCGGTGCAGTAGTTGTTGTTGTACGAGGTGGAGAAGTTGTAGCAGTAGTGGTCTGAGGAGGTGCAGTAGTAGGTGAAGTACGAGGTGCTACAGTAGTTCTAGGTTGGTTTTCCTGTGAACCTCTTCCTCTACCCGTACCTCTGCCACGACCAGTTTCAGGTGCTGTTCTAGGTGCGGTTGTACTTGGGCTTGGTACAGTTGTAGTTGGACTTGGTACAGTTGTAGTTGGACTTCCACCTCTAGTGGTAACACCAACAATTTCACTATTGGCTTGAGTACGAGCCTGTTCAATAGGAACGCCCTGACTAACTAATTCAGCAAAACGAGCATATCTACGCTGCTCTAATGTTTGATTACCCTGACTTGCAGTGTTAACATTTTCAAAACGATTAGACTGTGGATTAAATTTCATAACCATAATAAACTCCTATAATAACTAGTAACTAGCGTATTGCTTAATGTCGGTAGCAGTATTTAAAACAGCCTGCTGAGAATTCAACCTTAACTCTGCAAGATAAGCATCAAGTTCAGACTGCTCACTAGCCTCCTTCAAAGCAATACCGTTTAACTCATCCTGAAGATTTTCAGACTCAACGCCTAAATCTCGCTGGAGATTTTTGGCGTACTTCTCCAAACCAGTAGTACGAATACCAGATTTAACATTCGGACCACCAAAACCACGCCGACCATAACTAGCCATCATAGGTGTAAAACCCTCAGAGTATTGGCGTTGAATATCATCCATACGCCGTGCACCACGCTTCTGACCCAACAAAGAAGCCTGAAGGTTGGCAGTATTTTGATTCTTTCGCTGCCTAATAGCACGAGCCTCGGACACACCAAAGTCGCCAAAACTAGCCATAAAGTTACTCATTATTTGCTCCGCTTCAATTCATCAATTTCATCTTGTAAACGCTTAAGTTCACGAGCAAGACTGTTAAGGATATTAATTAAAACCATTCCTTCGGGAAGATTTGAAAACAAATGCGCTCCAGTTGGTGTCCACGCCATTAGAAAACCACCGAACCAGAAGAATTAGTTGCCGTAATAGTTGGATAATTAGCAGCATTAAAGGAACCAAAAGCAAATGTTGATGTAGTCACATTTGCGCTAGTATCGGCATTGACAGTTGTCTGAGAAAAGGTAACACCAAAACCAGTAGGGTCATTAGATGTTAAAGTGGCTCCAAAACCATTAGCAGCAACAGTAAAGTTTTTATAATATGTAGTAGAAGGAGGAAAAGCACCACCATCATAATCATATGATGTAACTATATTTGTAATACTTGGGCGTTCATCCCAAACTTTAACCCAAACACCACTACGGCGAACCCAAACACCCAAAGGCTTCTTCCAGACACCAGAATGCCTAGCCCAAAAATTAGACCAAGACTTCCAAGTAGAACTAAGTTTCGCAGAAACAGTATTAGAACCAACAGCAGGCATCAGACAACCTTTACCCAAATATCCCCATCTTTACCACCAGTAGGGTCACTGGTAGAAATGGTGGTTTGAGGTACGCTAGTATAATCAATCTTTGCGTTAGTAACAGCAGCAGTATTAATCTTTGCTGCAGTAACAGCATTAGCAGCAATCTTAGCCTCGGTAACAGCCAAAGCATTAATCTTATCAGTAGTCACAGCATTGTTAGCAATCTTAACCTCTGACACTGCGCCGTTGTTAATCTTTGCTTCTGTAATAGCAGAACTGTCAATGTTTGCACCAGTAGTAATAGCATCCACAAACGCCTTAACAGCGTTAAAGTTTGTGTTCACCTCACTGGCTTTAGCCGCCGTACTAGGAGTAAACGAATATAAACCATTCAAAGTAGCCATAATATAACCTATCCTTTAACCCTTCGTGGGCTCCACTTATAACCAATACTGTTCAAACCCCAAGGCTTGCCCAGTTCACCAGAAAAACGAAGTTGCACCGTCTTAGCCAAGCCAAGATTCTTCGCTGTTTTAATAGTACTAGACACAACACCACTAGACCAAACAGAACCAGAAACAGAACCATCAACAGACTCATTAGCCCATGAGTCATCATCCCAAAACATACCACCAAGAGCAGTTGGAAAAACAACATCAAAAGTTCTAGCCTGAGAACCATCCGACTCCTGAAAGTCATGATACACAGCAACATTAACTTGTAGGCGTGTTTCTGACTCTTTCATAACAAGGTCTGGACGGCGGAACATTTTGCGTTGCATATAAGAACCAGCATCAAACCATTTAGTGCGGTACACCGTTGGATAACCAACGGATGCACCACCAGCAGCGATTTTGTCCACGCCCTCATCGTACATATCAACCTGCAAAACAGCAGCAGTGGTAGGGTGAAGCATTAACTTTAAATCCATGCCTGAAGAGTTTCTAAAGTCACAGCCACCGACAACTCCCTTGGAGTCTGCGGTGGCAAACATCATATATGCATTGATACTAGGGTCAAATACAAGATTAACTGTTGGACCAGTTGCTCCACCAGTAACAGAATATGGCAAGGACAACCAAAGGCGGCGACCAACCCAAGACAAAGAAACAGAAGAATCCTGAGCAGAGTTAATATAATTCAAATCAAAAATAGGTTTCATGTTATTGAAAACATCTATAATTCCTGAACCATCAAAGAAAAACAAACCATCATCATGGCTATAGAAATAAACACCTGTGTCTGTTGCTGCCATTTGTGAATGTTCGCTACATCCAAGTGAACCAGAAACTTGAACTACTTTGAACTCATCATAATAATAACCATACAAAACATAAATAGAATAAGGCTTAAATATGACCAGTGCGCCATTAACAACGACAATGCCACGGATGCCATCGCCACCGCCCTGAATATCAATATAGTCATCTTGAATCCAGTTTTCTGGTTTTGATTCATCGGACCAGCGAAGACGGTTCGGGAACTCCGAACCTTCTTCCCAAGTATGTGCTGCAAACATTTTATTAGCATGAACAGCAAGATGCTCGGCACGAGGAACATGACCACCGCCAATGCCATTGCGAGCAGCCCACTGACCAGAAGAAGTAATAGGAGGTAACGCCACAGCGTTCCCAGCACCATTCCACTTATAAAAACCATCAGAAGTAGCATTACCTGCACCTATATATAAAGTTTCACCCCAAGCAGCAAAACAAGCACCATCTGGACTAGGAATATTAACAGCACCAGCAGAAGTATTTAAAACCGCAAAATTATTACTAGTAGACATATAATAAACACGATTGTTATTAGCCAACATTAAATGATTAGAATCACCATAAAAAGAAAACAACTTATGAGGAGTCCAAGTAGTACCAGAAACATTATCAGGATTTAAACGCTGCATAGCCCCACGGCTAAAAACACCACCACGAGGGTCAATCTCAACATTAAGCATTTCAGGAGATTCATTATCTCGCAACTGAAACTGGTCCGAACGCAAGTTCAAACCACCAGTAAAATCCTTCTGCTCATAAATCTGGATAGACGACACTTAAAGACCCCAGTTAGACCTATTAGAGCCAAGACTGTTAAGCCAACCATTATAAGTAGGACGACCATTGGTTTGTCCATGCGTCAAAATCAAAGCATGATGACTTGTTGGGGTTGTTGCGTTGCGAACAGCAAGAGCAACACCCTCATCATATGCACGCTTATACATTTCAGCCATAGACGAATCTTCCAACTGCTGATACACACGACTGCACGCATAATAAACCAACGGGAAATGCAAAGAAGCAGGCGCATCCACATCGCCACCCTCGGTCTGCCAATCAAACGGCTCACGATAACCACGAGCCGTCAAAGTACGCACATTATTAGGCTTAGGATACAAATGAATCTTATTAGCCCACACAGCATAAAACAACGGGTCACTATTAGTGTCATAAGAACCAATATAGGTTTGCTCAGCCATATCATAGCCAATCATGTCTAAACGGTAACCCGTAGCACGATTATCAACAATAGACACAACTTGACCAAGAGGTTCATCAGTCAAAGTAGCAATCTCATACTCACGAACACCTGTTCGTGTGTTGAAAGTAAATGAATACTCAAGGAAAGACCAACGCTTCTCAGTATCCAAAATACGATAATACCCGTCACGGATATAAAGATTCAACAACGAATCAGGCAAATCATCAGAATCCAAATCCGTAATACTTCGCACAGCAGCCCGAATATCGGCTGCAGTCATAGTTCTAAACGCCATCAGCCACCTTCAAATCCTTCTTAACCTTCGCAACCGACCTAAGATGACCAGCACAAAACTCTTCATCCTTAACACGGTTTCCCTCACAGGTGTCGTCCTTGCCTGAACACTTATTACCACGACCCAAATAAGGACCAGAAGCAGCAGCAAGACGGGAACCACCCTGCTCACCAGCAGGACGGTTCCCACTAACAGGCTTACCATAATAAGCGTGGGCGGGGACAGAACCTTGAATACTCATACAAATAAGGCTTTTGTTCTAAAAAATTACTTTTTAGGCTTAGGTTTTGGTTTACGCTTAGGTGGTTTCTGACCTCTGCCAAACTTGGCACGGTCAGCACGAATCTCTGCAACAGACTTATCAGCCTCAAACGCAGAAGAACCTCGTGGGCTAGTGGGGCGCATAGTAGCCTTAGACGGTGGTTGAATAATAGAACCACGAACATCAACAGGCTTAGCATTTCCACTAGGCTTAGACTTAGGAGTGTTGAAACCTGATTGACGCAACATACGGTTAGCCAAACGCTCAGCAGCACGCTTCTCAGAATCGGTTTGAGCAACAGTCTTGCCCTTGGGGTAGTAATCACGGCGTGGACGAGCAGGGGTTGTTCGGGCAATTCTGCCTGTAGGACGACCATCAATAGTGCCAGTACCCCGTGAACTTGTCTTGGGTTTTGCCTTCGGCTTTGCTTTCGGCTTTGCCTTGGGTTTTACTTTTGGCTTTGCCGTAACTTTGCTAGCACCAGAAGTAGCAATGTCCTTAGTTTTCTTCATTAGTTCATAGCGTGCTTTTTGATTAGCCTTGTTAGCCATCTGCTTAGCAATTTTTTTCATAATGTCATCAATAGGTAACTTAGCCATAATTATTTCTTTTTCTTTTTTGAAAGTTGTTTGTTAACAAGTATATTTACATAATTATCAAATTCTGCTTTTCCAACCTGTTGACCTTGATTGCTTTTTTTGGTTGCCATTTCTCCAGCACCCTTAGTAGCCCTAAGAGTTTTAACTGTTTTCTTTGCTGCTTTTCCAAGAGCCCCACCACCCACTACATAAGTAGCAGCATTGGCAGCAGCACCCAAACGGTTTACCTTCTTAGCAGGCTTATTCATGGGACCGCTAACGCTTTTACCAGTTGCTGCTTCAAAACCATAAGCAATACCAGCAAGAGGAGAATACTTTAAAATACCCTCAGCAACCTTGTCTACGCCTGTACGCTTAGATTTTTTAGCAACACTAGCCTTCCATTTAGCATCGTAAGGTTGAAGTTTGCCTTTTCCAGCAGATTTAGCAGGACCTTTAACAGCCTTTTGATATGCTGTCAATGGTTTAGCGGAAGCCTTTTTTGCAGCAGATTTGGGTGGGGTTTTACCCCCACCCACTTTCTTGGCTGCTTTTTTGGCATCTGCAATACCCTTTTTAGTGTAAGGATATTTTTTGTTTCCAACAGTTGGCATTAATAAACCTTTTTACGGCTTTGCTTTTTTGGCTTATAAGGCAATGTCTTAATGTTTGGCTTTTTATCACTTGGATAAGCAGGTAAAGTTTTAATACCTGGCTTACGACTGCTACCAGGTCCCTTTGGCATAGGAATACGACCCTTGCCACTTGGAGGTGCTGGCATTGGCTTGCGAGAACCACTAGGACCCTTAGGACCCTTAGGACCCTTAGGACCCTTAGGCATAGGCTTTGGACCAACCGATGGACCTACAGGCTTGCGACTACCACTAGGACCTTTTTTGCTCGGCGGTGTTGTCGTTGGCTTTTTCGGACGCTTCGGCTTTGATGGACCAAAAGGTGTTGGAAATTGAAGAAGTTCCCGTGGCAACAGTCTACCATCATCTTTGCGCTTACGCCCATCAGGTCCAATTGGTTTTGGTGGGTTTGGTCTGCGTGGAACAATGGGTGTTGGACCATCTTTGCGTGGACCTTTGCGTCTTGGCTTAGGTGGAAAAGGTTTTGGGTCATTTGGACCATACATAATGAAACTCTCTCTTGTTTAAATAGAAAGATGGGGGAGGGATAAAATCCACTCCCCCATCAATACAGTATATTTACTAACTACTAATTAAGCAGTCTTCGCAGTCAACTTACCCTGCTTTTCACGGTTACGGATTGTAAGGTTACCGTAGCACATGATAAGAGCGTAACGAGCGTCCATATTTTCGGGACGAACAAACGAAGTGTTCTGGAACCACTTCTCTGAGTGACCCACAAGCGTGAGATACTTAGAGTTAATGAAGAACATTGTTCCCGAAGGAGCATGAACATCGTAGGTTACTGGAGCCGACTTGAACAACAGGTTCTGGAAACCAGCATCTGCTGTACGGGTGTCGGTGTAACGCAACTGTGGTTGCAACAACGACTCATACTTTTCAAACAATGTTTGAGTAGTAAGAACCATATCAGGGTGGTCATTACCAACCGACACGGTGTTGTAAGCCGTAGCCATCTGTGCAAGAGTCAAAGCACCTGCGGTGTTTTCCTCATATGAACGCCACCAAGTGTTGTCTGCGTCTGACGAATCAATACCACCAACGGTGTTACCTGATTCAACCAAGTTACCAAGACCGTTCCAAGACTTGCCTGAGTTTGTTCCACCAGCACCAAGGGTGTCTGTACCGTTTCCGAAGAACATACGGTTGAAACCTTCACGCATTGACTCTTCAGCCTGCATAATCTTGGCTTCCAGCAAGTTAATAACTTCCTGTTCGCCGTTGTTCTTTGCTTCTTCAATACCACTGATTGCGATAGAAGCAGCGTACTGCTTCCAATCAAATTCAGCAGCCGAAATGCCAGCCTGTGGCGAAAGGTCAATGGTGTCATAACCACTGTAAGGCTTTACTGTTGAGTTTTCACCATAAATCAAAGGCTCAACAATCTTCGTACCGCCGTTAAGCATACGAATGCGACCCTTATCCATAAGGTGGTATGTTAACGGACGAGCCGTGAACACATTGTCTGTCAACTGGTCACGATAGTTCGCAAGTGTCGTTGTCAGAATTTGGTCAAAATTACTATTTCCTGCAGCCATTATATTCTCCTAATTAATTAAAAACTGGCGTTGTATTGTCTCTTGGCAGCAGCCCAAGCATCAGAGATTGACGAAATAGGAGCAATAGAATCAGTAGTTGTAGTAGCAGTAGCCGAAGAGCCACCCGACACCACACCTGCTTCACGCTTCTGCTGAACAACCTGAGACTCTCTCTGTTGCTTAGCCTGATTTGCGGCAGTTTCTAATTCTTTTTGCTTCATAAAACGGTCAAACGCAATCTGCTTGTACATTGCTTCCAAATCGGTTGTCCCTGCCTTAATAGCGGCATTGACAACCTCTGTCTTGTTGAAATCCTCATACTTAGACTGCAAACGGTTAATTTCCGTTTCAATCGCTTGCTGCGATTGAATCTCCTCAAACTGTGCAATACGCTGGTCAAGTTCACGCATCTTCCGTTCCACTGGGTCCAAATCCTCAAACTGAGAATCCAAATCATCAACCATCCCTTGTGCTTGTGCACGAGAAATGCCATAATGACGACTCAATAGGTCCAGAGTTCCAGCAGGGTCATTCTCAAGAGCAGACTGCAGAGTGGAGGCAAACTCTAAAGATTGCCGTTGCTCTGCTAATTCTTGCGTCTTGCGAGTATAATCTGCTTGACGCTGATAACCAGCAATAGCCTCAGAAAGTGGAACTTGCAGTTCCTCACCATCAAGTTTAACGGGAATTCGGTAATCCGAATACTCACTAATGTCCAAGGTTGGTGATTCTGTGGTTTCAATTACCTCACTGGAATCGGGTGACCCACCATCAAATTCAACATCTGTTGAAATGGGTTCCGCATCAGATACGGGTGCGAAATCTTCGCTCATATTTTTTTTCTCCTAGAGTCCTAATGGTTGCTCTATATATAAGATTCTTGTTCTACTAAACTGGTGGTTGTCCCTGCTGCAACAGAGCCATAATCTCAGGAGGTAAACCACCTTCTGGTGGCATACCACCCTCAGGTGGCATCTGCTCAGGCGGAACCATACCCTGTGGAGGCATACCTTGTGGTGGCATACCACCTTCAGGTAGTGCGCCACCCTCAGGACCCATAGGAGCAGGAGCAGGCACGGACAAGAACTTCTCTGGGTTCTTAATGTTGAATCCCTGAGAGAGTACATATCCAGCCAGTTCCTGCATGTTGATAATTCCTGCGCCAGCAAACGGAGCCATAGCGTCAACCATTTGCAAAGCCATCTGACGGCGTTGAGCCTCGTTATGTGGCTGTGTAGAACCACCTACAACCTCAAAGTCAAAGTCGCCCTCAAGATAGTCACGGTCATAAGTAACCCACATAGGTTCGCCATCTTTAGCAGAAATGCGAGCAACATGTTCACCAGTCATATATTGCTGAGCAAGCATTAACATACGGCGTGCCACTTCAGAAATTGCAATCTCAACAATAGACAACTTATCTGATGTTCGTGCGTTAGCAGCATCCTGCACCGCACTAATTTCTGTAGCGGTACGGCGAATCTCAGGCAAACCACCCGACATAAACTCAGGCAAACCAGTAATACGGTTAATGTCGTCAGTAATCAACTGTGACTGGTTATAAAACTCTGGAGGAGAAATAACAGCAGGCATAGGCATAATAACATTACCTAGTGCTTCATCAGAAACAACAGGAACCATAACATTGTCTTGGTCTGACTCTAGGGCACTGCGACCAAACTGGTCAAACGCTGATTCCTTGTACAGATACTTACGGGCAAAACGCTTACGATGATTCATCATCTGTGAGCGTGTCTCGTTTAGTTCTTTTTGAAGTGGTTCAATCTGTTCAAGGTCACCCATAGGGTAAAAACAATCAGGGACATCATAGTTGCGTAGCATAACAAATGGATGACCAAACGCATATGGCATACGCATTGGGTCCACCAAGAATGACTCGCCACCTTCCGAGAATACACACATAATATTGTTTTGAATGTCATAATATTCCCAAAGTTCAGCATAACCATAATTCTTGTCGTAAACCTTGCGAAGACTTGGGTCATCACCATAACGACCAATAGCAGCAATGGTTACATTTTCACGAGCCGTTTTATTATAACGCTTGTCTGATTTTACTTCGCTAATAGGACGGCGGATACGCTGAGCAATCCACTTAATGTCATGCATACTGGTAGCATCGCAATCAACAAAAATGTCAAACGGTGACACACGCTCCGCAAACGGTGAATCTTGAAGGATAACATTATTGGTAGTTGCCTCTCCACCCATCATAGGGTCGTTGTCATCGCCATCATCGCCAATGGCTTCTTCTTCAACAAAACGATAACCAGTCTTAACCCAACCCTGACCAGTAATCAACAAATCTTTAACAGCACGGCGAAACTCAGAACGAATATCACGATACTTCCACCAGTAGTTAACAACCGCCTCGGCAACGACTGCCTGAGCAGCGTTGTCGGGCTTAACAGCATTAACTGTAATCTTAGGGTAGTTAACAGCAACAGCAGGACCAATAACATTAATGGTGGAGAACGCAATGTTAATCAACATGCGGTCTTCATCACTGTAGGCATCGTAATGCTTGCCTTTATATAGGTCAATTAGTCTGCGCCATGTTGCATCATAGCCTTCATCTTTGCGCCACTTTTTGGAGGCTTCAAGATGCTTGCGGTAATTAGCAAGTTTTTCTGATTTAGATTTTCTAGCCATTACTTTTTCTTCTTTGTCACTTTTGGTCCACCCTTAATACCTTTGGTGGCTCTACGAATATCTGCAGCCTCTTCCTTCAATGCACGCTGAAACGAAGCATCATCAGGAAAGAAAGCCCTAGCCCTAAACATCTTGTTATCACGAATAGAAGAATACGCTTCAGCCCGTGCAGCAGTCTTCTTAGGTACACGACTATTAATGTCGTCAATGTTTGCTTTTGCCGAGTTGCTTTTATTAGCGGCTTTAGTTGCCTTCTTGGTAGGATTGGCTGTTCTGATTTTGGGCTTAACACGAATGGTTTTACCATCAGGTCCCTTTAAAGGTTTACCATCAGGACCAGTTTTAATACCGACCTCTTTAGCAAATCCTTTTTTAACTCCACCAATCTTTTTGGCATTAGAAATTTCTGACCTAGTTTTTGATTTTGCTGCAGCAGCAGTTCGTCCAGCAAGTCTTTTGTCTGCATGTACAGCGTCCTGAACTGTGCGCCGAACTGCGTGAACGACCTTTTTCCCTGCGCCTTCAAAAATGTCGTCAATGATTCCTTGAGAATGCATCCCTGTAATTGCTGGTCTACCTGCTGGCATCATACTATTGAATTCCTATTTTGATATTTGCTAAGTTTTTTAGAAATTGTTTTATTTTTCCTAGCAACAGTTTCAGCCTTAGAAACAACCTTTTTGGCTTTAGATTTTGCACCAGCCTTGGTTGGCTTCTTAATAACACCAGCCCTTAAAAGTGCCTTATCAAGTTCTTTATAATTTTTAGAAAAATTCTGATTATCGCCAACAATTTCCTTCTTTACCTTAATTGGCTTATAAGAAGCACCAATACCATGCTGTGTCTTTTTATATGAAGACCGTGGAACTTTTCCTACATACGCAGAACCAGTTCCACGCATGTATTCTTGTGAAGACAAAAGAATACTTCCTCTTTTTCCAAAATCTTTTGGGTCCCAAAAAAACGCTACAGTTTCATCGGGTAAAGCAGCAGAACCTTTATGGGGTGTAATCTTTTTTAAACCACGAGTTGGGGAAGCATGCACAACAGTACGACCCAAAGCATAAGAGTTCCTAGGATTAGCCTTGGAAGCGGCTTTCTTTGTTGTCTTTGTTACAGCCTTTTTAGCAGCCTTTGCTTTTGCTTCGGCAGCAGCCTTCTTTACTGCTGCCTTCTTTGCTGCTTCAGCAGCCTTCTTAGCAGCAGCCTTCGCTGCATCGCCAACAATACCTTCAGGTTTTCTAGCAGCCATAATTACTTCCTGTAATAAGAATTTGAACGCCTGCCAATATCCATAAGTTCAGAACCACCGATGGAACCAGTTGGGCTTTTCTTTAATGCTTTTTCTACCATTTTTTCATAAGCATTATCTTTTGCTTTTTTAGCAGCAGCACTAGCAGCCTTTTGAGCAGCAGACTTTTGTGCCGCTTTTTCTTTTGCTGCCTTTGCTGATTTACTCATAGCAATTTTAGCAGCAGCCTTCGCTGCTCCTCGTGCAATATCGCTAATGCCCTGAGAATGCATACCAGTAATTGCTGGTTTCCTCTTGGCAGGCATTACTTTGTCCGTCCAAATGAAGCGTCCTTGGGGTTAAGCCAACGGACAATCGGAGGAAGGAACGCTGCAACAAACGCAGACCAAATCATTCGTGGTGAAGTTTCACCAGCAATAACAACAGTCAACACTGTTGCACTAGCACTACGAACATAAGACGCAAAAGCAGACTTTTGCTGTTCTGTAATCTTAACTTTTTCCATTATGACCATCCTTAATATGTTCATCCAGTTTATCTGAAACTTTATCAATTTTTACAGCAACATGTTCCAAAAGTGTTCTGGATTCTGCATGTTGACTAGTGTTTTCTTTTCTTAACAGTTGCAAAACAACAACTATGGGTCCTGTAATAATAGCGGCAACAATAGGGACCCACCAAACCATTAGAAACCATAATCCTTTGCGGGAACAGCCTCAATACCTTTGGCTTTTGCGTCAGAAACAATATGTTGCTGACGCTCACGAATAGTAGGACCATGAAAATTCTCTTTACCATAACGGAAACCAAGGTCAATAGTCTTAACATGGCATCCAAAACAGATATCGCCACGATGTGGACGCACTTCGGCAGTCTTTTCACGCCTGCAAACCTGACATTCAAAACGGTAAACTTCCATATTAATAGCAATCTTGTTCTTTAAAGTGGATTTTTGGTTGTGGAACGAACATTATGAGCCCCAATAGGGATTCTTTCCTCTCCAACCTCACTAAAAAGGTGCTGTTCCCACCACAAAAGACTATTTTTGGGTACATTTACATCCCCACGGTACTCTGGAAGCCAAACATACTTCAACATTTGGTTAGTAATAGCCAAACTCATAGTTCTGTCGTCATGAGGCGACCCAGCCATCTTCCCGTTGTCCTTGCGAACAAAGGTTCTTAACTCACCGATGGTTTTATAACAGTAAATAATAATATCTTCGTTACGGATAGCCGCTACAAGTTCGTCAATAGCCAACGGCTTTGAGGAAGCCGTTGTGCGCCAACCGAGCGTTTCAGTCGCCTGTGGCGAACGAACCGTCAGTTTGCGCTGTCTATATAGGTTTTTGTATCCAGCACGCTGTGCAGCCTTTAGAGTGGTTAATCCGTGGTTATTAGACTCAACGCCGACTAAGGCTTGGTTATACCACCAACCCAGTTCGGCAAGTAACTCACCAAACAAGTCAGGTTCAATGTGACCGTGCCAGTGGGCTACAACTTCACCTGTGGAGGCATTGACAATGTGGGCAGAACTATAGTCGCCATGAGCCAAACCTTCCGCCACATCCGCCCCAATCACATAAACACACTCTGGACGGGGAAAGTCCCAAATTGAAAAAGGACCATCTTCTGCGTTTCGGAACTCATAGTTTTTGTCCGAGTAAACATGAAGATATCCCTCTTCAGGTTCAATCATTTCAAACGAATCCAACAGGTCAATGTCAAACACGGGGTTACCCGACTTTACAAAGGCTTCTTCAGGTGACCGTGGGTATTCTTGATGCAACTGCCAAGAAGACATGTTTCGTGCTTTAACTGTATACCAGTCTTCGTCACGGTCACCAGCAGACCAAGGAAAAAAAATACCTTCAAACTGGTTGGTTCCTGTTTGGGAACCAACCCACAGTTGATGAAAGAAGTTACCTGAACCGTTGGCGGTGGACAAACCAATGACTCGCCCGCCGACATCGGCAATCGGCTCAATAGAAGCCCATGCTTCCTCAGGGTTAGGCAAGAAACCCCATTCGTCAACAATAACCAAATATACCGATTCACCACGAGCAGGGTCCGAACCACTAGGTAGCGACTCAATGGCAGACTCGTTATCAAACATCATCTTTTGCTGATGGTCGGTAGTTTGCTTAGGTCCACGCTCCTTCATCCACACAGGAAGGAAACGATAACCATACTTAGACTTGGCAAGCAACTTAACTGATTCTCGTTCTGTCCTAGATAGCATAACTACAAATCGGTCAGGACGAAAATATACCAGCCAAAAAGAATATGCTGCAGCCAGAGTGGAGAAACCAATCTGGCGTGCCTTTAGGACTACACTGTAGCGTGCTGTCATCCATGTACGCATAGTTTCAACTTGTGCTTCACGCATTTCAAACAATATACGCCCCTGTTCGGGGTGTTTAATATGCCAGTAATGTTCACAGAAGTAAATGAACGCATCCAGTTCTTCTTCTAGGGTAGCGTTTTCTGGTCCACGGCATAAACGCCATTCACGCTCGTTAATTA